AATCGTCACTTCCATTAGTTGCCGAATCTGTGTTCCCATTTGATTCAGTTTCTCCTGTAGCATATAAATCCTGTAAAACAGATTTAAGAGAATTATTTCTCATTTGTTGTAAGGCGTTCTCAGTGTTATCCATAGAACCACTACTATCAAAATAGATATAAATATAAGTGTTCTCGTTAATAGATAAAGCTTCTGTCGCCAATACAGCTGTTGCAGAACACGCTCCGTCTCTACTTACTTCATAAGTTATACTATCATTTAGTCCCTGACCTGCGGTATGAGTGTATTGTATAGATGTAGAAGGTGACCCAGCTACAACTGTTGCCGTTCCGTTTGTTGGAGGGCTAACAATAGTAAGAGTGTAAGGACTAGGGACTGTGTCGTTTGCTATAACGTTAACAGTAACTGTTCCTCCGTTTGTAATACCTGTGATACTATCATCTACAAGAACAGGAAGAGCATCTGTATACTTCCATACTAAATAAAGATTATCGTCCGCAGATGATTCATTAAAAGTAAATGTAGCAGAATTCTCTTCTTGTGTTGATGTTTCTGTTTTTGTAGTAGTAGGGTATGTAGCTTGCGCGACTACTTGTGAAGCCGTCAAGTTTGTTGCAGCAGACACTAAGTATCCTAAATCGTTACAAGCATTAAAATCACCAGTATGATATCCTATTTGCTTTAAAGATGATATTGTCACTGAATCTGCATCTGCTGGAATATAAGTTGTTCCTACAGTTTCTTCGAAATGAGTAAACTTAGTTAATCCACTTGCATCAAAAACATCTTCATCTTCATAATAAGAATTTGAGTTTATTTTAAATCTATTAGTTATTGACTCATTAGCCTCATCTGCATCATTTACAACTACCAAGTAAACCTTTCTAGTTTGAGGCACTGGACAAGTGTGTGTAATGGATATTGTCTGAGTGGTTGCTGAAGAGACAGTAACTACAGCAATATTTCCTGAGTCTAAATCAGTACTAGTAACATCTATAGTCAAAGTTCCAGAAGTTCCTGTTGTTGTATAGGTATCTCCTGCATAAGTAACTGTTACTGTTGCTGTTGACGTAGAGGAAAATTGCAATACCCCATCGCCAGAATAAGCTCCTAAGTTGAGATTATATGTGGAACTAATACCAGCCTGAACTGTTTGATTTATAATTGACGCACAATCATATTCAGGAGTAGTCACAATCATATCTGATTGATTCATAGACAAAACATATTGATGATTTCTAGGATCAATACCTCCTATGTTGAATTTGTTTTTAAATCCATAAAGAGTGTCTTTGAAATATGATTTCATTCCATAGTAAGATATTGGAGTCAAGCCATCTTGACCTAACCTCAATACTGTACCTCTTGCAGCGTCAGTAAAATACATGCTACCACCATAATTACCAAAACTCTCTGGATTTACAGATATACCGTATTCTCCACTATAAGCAACGTCTTGACCTAATACTTTTTCTATTGTAGTTAAAGAAGCTGATCCATCAGAAGAATGAACTAAACTCTTTCCGTACAACACCTTAGAAACTCTATCTTCTTGAAAAACAATTAAATCTGTTTCTCTAGCAAATAATTTTTGTATAGACCCATACTTAGCGTCCATAACTTTTGTTATACCTCTTCTATTGTTAAATTCATTTAGTGAATTATATGTGCTATTTTCGTTGTATGCTCCAGAATAAGTTAAAGTTGTTGTATTATATACTCTTTTGTATCCATCTAATAGAGATAAGTTTGGTCTTAAATCAATATTATATAAAGGAGAGAGTCTTTCATCTCTTACCTGGATACTCTCTACACCGTTTCCAAATGAAAAACAATTACCAACATTTAAGTCTACAATAGCTGGTTGTGAGTTTGTTTGTGTTTGAGTGTTTCCTTCATGAAAACCTCCAACTATATCAAACGTATCCTCAGTTTCATAATATATATCACTATCTAAATCTGTAGGATCTGTTTCAAAAACCAATAATCCATTGACAAGAAGTAGTTTTATTTCTACATCAATATAACCTCTCTCAAGAGCTCTTGTAAATTCTGTTGTTTTAACATTAACAAGGTGCCTCGTAGTTGTTCCAGAACCTGTTTTTGAGAAAGTAAGAGTAAATTGATTGTCTGGATCTACATAATAGGACTCACCTTGTGGCTTTTCCCATGATGTTTCTGCTATTAAAAACTTTTCAAAAGAAGATTGAAGTGTATCTCCTGAATAATTAGCTCCAACGATATACTCTCTTTCAAAAAACTTACTGTCATTGTTATCAGAGTCTGCACCTTCCCAGGCATCAAATCTTAAATTAATAGTTGAACCTGTATTTATATCTAAATTAACATAATTAGACCCCTCTCTCACTTGAGACAACCCGTAATCTGTTTCTTTTGGAACCGTAGCGTTAGCATACCCGTTTCTTCCAAGACCCCATCTTATTTTACCACTATTTTCATATGTAGCAAAATTGTTTGGGTTGAAATTCATTGAAAAACCAACAGGCTTTATTTTCATGTAAACTCCTGCTATCTCTTTAATAGGTTGATCAGCAGCATCTACATTATTTTCTATCCACCCTTCATTAGATGAGTCTTCTGTAGACTGATCTATATCTAAAGCATTTTTTATTTCGTAAGCAAGAACTTTTACTTTAACCTCTTTAATTAAAGGTCCGTTGTCATCTGACTTTACAATTAAATTAGTTCCAGCCTCTACCTTATCTATATTGTTTCCAGTCATTAAAACCCATCTATAAACACCATCTTCATAAAATATAGTGCTATAAATGTTATAATATTTACTTCTGTTTGATTTAATAAAGAATTTATACCTATCTGCCCAGTATGGGGCAGGGTTATTTATTAACAACTTAGCTTTATTTATATCTACAGAGTTTTCAATAGGAACAAATATTTCAGAAGAATTATACCCTGATGTATTTGATGCTGGTATTATAGATGAATACCTTCCTTCTTTATCTAAATAGACTAATCCAAATTCATAACTCCTGTTACTTTTTAAAGATAAGTTTGAGTTTGTCTCTCTAACATAAAAAGCAGAATCTGAATTGAATTTATAAGGTTCTTGTATGTTTGTAAAATCTACATCAGTTGTGTCCCCTGGAGTATTGTCTACTTTGTGCGTTATCACAGGAGCTAATAATGTTATTGTATTTGCAGTTGTTGATGCAACTGAAAAGCTTCCATATGTAATTGCAACGTTGTCAGGTGGAGTTGTTGTCGTAACTAAGGTTGCAAAATTATTTGACATAGCTACTAAAACTTGCTCAAAATCATTTGAATTAGAAAAAGCTTGTGCGTTACTATAAGTTTCTGTCAACTCAACAGCATTATCTCCAACAAATTCTCCATTGAAATAAACATTAGGAGAAGATCCAGCTTCATCAGACTCTAGTGACAACCCAACGAATACAGAATATCCTTTGTTTAAATCAAAATTACTGAAATCCATTGTAAACAATGTCTGATCAGAGCTTAAAGTAGAAGTTCCCTCATACCCATCTTGAGATAGAGAAACTTTTTCAGCAGTATAATCCATCTTGATAAGCTCTTCATCATCAATATTTCTTTTTAAATCATATTGTTTAGTTATATTTCCAAAAACAACTCTGTTTTGTATGAAATCTTGAGCTTTTGCAGTTAAAGGTATGTCATCAAATATTCTACCTAACTCGTCATCAGGTAAAGCTCTGTATATTTTTTTATTACTAAATGAATAAGTTTTTTCTGTGTCATTTAAATAACCTTTCTCCTTCTTATTTAAGTTTTCTATAACATAAATTAAATTAGAGTTAGGGTTTTTAAAGCAAATCTGTATATCTGTAACTCTTTTATCACCAGTATTAAAACCTATTCTGTATGCATTAAATAAATTAAGCATAGATAGATTCTCCATTGTGTTATAATCTAACCTAAACTTTGTAGATGGGGTAAACTGATAGTCAGTGAATGAAGATAATGCAGAATACTCTCCGTCTAAATACTTGTATCTATAAGAAAAAGCGAAATACTGTTCTTTAACAGCGTTTTCAGTTACCTGAGCCGTGCTGTAAGGAGTAACAGATGGAGCTTTTCTAGGAGGTTTCTTGTATAGGTTTATGTCATCTTCTATAAAGTTGTTTACTCCGTATGTTTTTGATCTTTCTATATTTATACACCTTGGAGGATTTAAACCATCCGTCCATAGTAATAAGTTCTGATTAGTAGAAGTATTGTATATAACATTAGCTCCAGTAATCTTATAGTATTGATTAAAGTTTAAAACTTGGTCGTCTCCTGTTCTTGTATCTTGTAACAACACAGATACGGTTGATGTTTCAGAGTTAAACTCATAAATAAAAGATTCATTTAATGAATTAACAACAAACCAGTATATCTTTTCGCCTACTTCATCAGAAACAGAACCTATACACATAGGGCTATTTGCTTCAGACAAAAATGTTAGCTTTGTATTTCCTCTTTCATTTTCTACTGCACCAGCATCTGAACCAGAAGTATTTAAAACTCTTACATTTAAAGCATCCACATACTCTCCTTGAGGAACAAGACGTTCATCCAGGTCTTTATTCATTTTTCCTTTTGAAAAGGTATTTTTTATCTTCATATTATTTTATCCACTTATCACGACCTCTCAATATTTGAGTTAACTCGTTTAGTTTTATAGAATTCGATCTGATTTTAGCATTTCTTAAAGATGCTGAAGATTGTTTAGAAGCTCTTCTTACTATGTATTCCTGAACTCCAAATTTAGATTTCAATATAGTAGCTTGAAGATAATCATACATAAACGTTTCTGCTAACTTATGAACTTTAACCTCATTATCAGCTAAACCATAAAGACCATCAGAAACATACTGAATAATTATATTCTCCTCCTGTAAGTTAGAGCTAAATAATATCATTCCTAAATTCTTGTCTATAAGGTAGCTTCCGTTAGCGTTTGCGGTAGAAGTATCCATTCCAAATCTTTTACCCTGAGAGAGCTTCCCTGTACCTCCTAAACCTTCATTTGGCTTGTTTTTCCAGTTTGTTTCTATAACAGGAGTACCAGTTAATGAGTTTCCATTAGAATCTAGTAATATATTTTTTTGCGCAGTATTGTCTTGTAAATATGACTTAGTTATTTTTGAATTAAAATTCTGTACTATATCATGCGTAAGACCATCTTTACCCACATAAGAAACCTTAACTAGACTTACAAAATCATGAGGTAAGTGCATTTGTAAAGTTTCAGGAACCTGTGCTTCGAAACCAACAATTTCTCTTAAAGCATCGTAATGTATCTCTTGTAAACCTCTTTTAGCGTGAAAAACTACTTCATTTCTGTCTATCTTGTTTATAACTTTATCATCACCTACATACGTTAGTAAGAAGTTGTTTACAATATCTTCTAATAAAAGATACTGGTAAGTACCCCAATTATCATTAGCAGGGTTGTTGCCTTCGTTTTGATAATATTGAAAATGTGTTAAGTCTTGTCCTATTGTTGGCATAATCTATGAGTTTTGTTTTTGATACTTCATACCCTCCATAGCGTTTGTGGCTTGTACAACATCGTTTTCTCTGATGCTCAGTCCTGCTAATTTACATATTTTTATTACAAGAGACGCTTCGTCTGAAGAAGGTATTTCAAAATTAGTTGAAGAGTCAGAGTTGTATACAGGGTCATTGTTTATTGTATTATATCCCCATATAGGATCTATAGGTTTTCTAATGTAGTTACAGATCAAAGGTTGTTCTAAACCTTGAGGTGTTGAGCCTGTGTAATAAATACTAACAGGTCTTACAAATAGATTTGATCCATTTCTTTTATATATAGGATAAGTTATCGAAGGAGCCGTAAGGTTGCTAGAAGACAACATATCAAATTTTGATGTAGGAACTCCTTGGACTATTTTTCCTTTATACGTAACGTTTACAAGTTTATAAAGATTAGATGGAAGAATAAAATAGTCATTTACACCTCCCACAGATGTAGGGTCAACATCATTATAATTTAAAGTTGAGCTGGTAGTAAATATATCTATTTTATTTTGAACCTGAGATACAGTATCTCCGTGTCCTATTGCTTTTTTTCTAGCATTCTGTAATTGCATTGCTTTAGAATAATCTGAAAAATACTGTTCAAATATCTCTAATTGAGCTTGTTTAGCAAAGTAATTAAACTCTAAAGGAGCAATGTACCCTCTATTATCTTTATTCAAAAGAAATAAGACTGTGTTTCTTACACTGTTAATCATGGGATATATTTTTTACAAAAGTACAAAAAAAAAGAGGTCACAAATTGCAACCTCCTTCTCTCCTTTCACGGTAAATACGTTAGTATTATAGCTTGTTGGTTATTTTTTGTAATACATCTAACCCTTCATCTGTTTTGAAAAATAAAGCTAAAGCACTATAAACGTTTTCACCGTATGGTGCAACAATAACTTTAGCACTTTTCTTATCTCCCCAAACAACTGTTCTGTTATCTGACTTGATAGAAAGAATATTCATCTCTACAGCCCTTACTGCTAAGTTTCTTAGCTTTAAGTTTTCATCATTTAAAAGATCCATAAATTCTTCTGGGTTGTTTCCAGCCCATATAATCATATCTCTTTTTAATTCTGAAGAGGTCATTAATGATATATTGCTTTTTCCTTTTAAAACCACTCTTGCAATCGCTTCTAAGTCGTTTATATCTAAATCCTTAGCAGCAATCTGAGCATCTAATTTTCCAACAATATTTTGAACCTCCTCATTAGCGTCTTTTTCTTTATCAAACTCTTCAAATTTCACTCCAAAAGAAGGGTGAACCATAAGAAATTTTTGAAGATTCATATTTGAAGAATCAACTATAAGTGTCCCGTTCTCAAAAACAATTGGTGATAATGTAACTAATCCATCTTGTTCATCAACAAAAGGCGTTACTTGGTTTGTAGCCCATCTTAAAGCTCTATTCAAACCATTATCATTATAGGTTAGTGGTTTTGATCCTGTATGCTTTACAGCGATCATATGTCTTATTGGTGTTCTGTTACTTGTTAAAACGAAAACCCTAGTTTTAGGTTGTAAGTTAGGGAAAAGAGCAGAGTACCCTTTTTTTGTGGTTTTTGTAGCCATTATATTAAAAATTAAATTAAATTAAAAAAATAAAGAGGGCATCTATAAGACACCCTCCTTAATGTGTGTACTATTGCATCAATATGAAATTGTTTGCTCCCATAACACAAAGTGCTCTTTCTGATAAGAAATGTACTTCCATGTTATCTTTATCTGTAGTAGATGCTCCACCAGCAGATCCAGTTACCCAAGAATAG